ATGCAGCAAGGAAGGCATGGGAGAAGTTAAGACCGGAGATACCTATCATGAAAATGATTGCTGACAACGTAAGAGAGCGGGTAGAGAAAGGTGAATGGCGGAAGGACAACCAGTCATTCATACTTCACGCCAGTACATACCTTAACCAGAAGCGTTGGGAAGACGAAGTGATTGACCAACACACACAAACACAAACTAGAACCAACCCTGATTCTATGAAGTCTGTATCCGTAATGGAGAAGATAATTGACAGATCATGGGCTGAATGAGGAAATAACATGACACAAAGTGAAAGAGTTTTAGAGCATTTATCAACAGGCAAAACCATTACTTCAGTAGACGCTTGGAGAGACTTGGGCATTACACGATTGTCTGCCAGAATATCTGAGCTGAAGCAGGAAGGTCATTCAATTCAAAAGAACACGATTAAGGTGCCTAATCGGTACAAAGAAATGTGTTCGGTAGCTGAATACTATTTGGAGGAAGCGTAATGGAACTATCAAGCGACTGCATGGGCTACCAAAATTATGGCGGCAACAAAAATCACGACAATCGAAAGCAAGTACAAGTGCAATACATTGGCACCAAATCTACTGTCTTGGTTACTGGCGAGTATTACACTTACAAAGAATTAGCTAAAGTTTGCAATATGTGCGTCAAGACCATGCAACATAGGGTTTGGGGTGACAGTGTTGGCCTCAACAGATACGCCAATGACAATACTATTCGACCTTTGTTTACAAAATCTGATGGGGTTCCGCTAGGAGGAGGTAATGAAGAGCTAAAGAATCACACACCCTCTGCGAAATGTAAGCATGAAGCGCAAAATGTATCGACCAGGTGGTTAAACATTAAACTAACAACCATCGACCCTAACTACACCAACAGGCAGTGGAGGTAATTATGCGATTCAGCGGAGATACTCAGACAGTAAACAGCAAAGATTCTCTGGATAAGTGGATACGATTTTCTACTGAGATATTCCATGAGAAGCACTACGTCACGTTTAAGTATTCATTGGGCAAACCTAGAACCATCAAGCAGAACAGTGCCATGTGGGTATTCTGCCGGGACATAGCAGACCGCTGTAATTCTGCTGGTTATGAGATGCAGACTACCAGCCCAGTGTTGTCTAAACCTATTGAGACTCCGTGGACAGACAGGAGTGTCATGGATAACATCTGGATGACCGTTCAGACTGCTATGTTCCCTGAGAAAACTGATAGCAGTGATGAGCTAGACACTAAAGAAGTGGCTCCAGTTGCTGAGACAATCATTAGGCACTTAGGCAATACCTATGGCATACACGTTCTATTCCCCACTAAGGCTTTTAAAGATGGCAATTAAGAGAGATGCAGCAGACAAGTGGTTCTCCGATGTAGTTAGGAAGAACGCTGGCTATGTTTGTGAACACTGTCAAAAGGTAGACGCTAGGATGGAATGCGCCCATATCTATGGTCGTGCAGCTAAGTCCGTACGCTGGTCATTGGACAACGCTCTGTGCCTCTGTCATTACTGCCACAGGACGTTTACTGCTAACCCTATAGCTTTTAACGACTGGTGCTTAGAACTGCTGGGAGAGGGCCATATGGAGCTTTTAAGGGAGAAGTGGAACGTATTGATGCCTACCACTAAATTATTACGAGCAGAGATAGCCAAACACTACAGGGAAGAGTTCAAGAAAATGGATTATCACTCTGAATATCAACCAATAAGTTACAACTGAGGTTTGTTATGACAAAAGAAATTGAAAGTGAACAGTTAAAAATGATGCTGGACATGATTGAAGATTTGGGTATGGAAGACAAGTACAAGGATAGATTCATTGAAATCCTAGGGGCTGCTGTCGCCAATCATTCTGGGTTTGCTCGAAAAGAATTGGGTGTACTCTTAGGTGAGTTGAATAATGAGTACGAAACATTGAAGCTACATCAAGAGTTGGAAAAAGAACCACCTGATGAAGAGCAATTAGGGTTGCTTAATCCTACCTTTGATGTAGACTAGCTGTGTGATGACCCCAGTGGTTTATCACATTCTCGTTCGACCCGCCTAACTCGCGGTAGCTTACCCAAGCTTTTAGCCTCACTATGTGGGGCTTTTTTTTGCTATAATGTAAGCAACTGGGAGAGACAAATGAAAGGTTTATACGCCAACATACACGCTAAACGTAAGCGCATTGCAGCAGGTTCTAAAGAGAAGATGCGTAAGCCTGGAACCACAGGCGCACCTACAGCCAAGGCATTCAAACGATCTAAGAAGACAAGCTTACTAAGTTAGTAACACCACGCTACTGGTACGCTTTCCCTAGTGTCTAGATGTACAAAATTCTTATGCAGCCCTATACCAGTAAATCCCATCGCTGGTGCTTTCTCAATGATGGCAAAGGCTTCTGCTCCGTTGTTAACTTTAATGTCGCAGGCAATACCTTGGGCATGAGTTCCAGGGTTTTTCTTGGCTGCTTCGATACTATGGGTCTTATCCCTGTAACCACTGGTGATAATGAACGGGAAGCCACAGACATGCCTAAGTTCGTCAAGCCGCCACAGGAATACATCTGACATTTCATTGTTCCCAGTCTCCTGGCAGTCAAAGTCTGATAGTTTAAAGTATCTCATTTCTCTCTCTGTACACCTTTGGTCTTCTCGACTGTACGCATAGCACCTAGTCCTAGCATACCCATTAGAACAGTAGTCAGCAGGGAGCTATCGACAGGTGGAACTGTGTACCAGATGCCAAGAATAGGAGATAGGATAGTAGAATACATCAAGGCGAATCCGCATATCCAGCCAATAGCCGGGCGCCATCCAGCAACAAACATGTTCTTGTGTGCAGCCTCTACCTTGTTAACTTCCAACTGGCCCTTGGCTAACTCTTGAGCATGGCGTTCTGCCATCGTGCTGATCTCGTGAGACAACTTAGCCTTAACATCTTTGTCTAATATAAACTTGTCTAGCAGGTTAGAAACTGGGCCTATCAATGCTTGCAACATATTATTGTATCCACTTAGCTACGGCAAATATGGAGATGATCATGGGGTACATCATCCATAACATGCGCTCTAGTTTATTAAACCTTTGTGCGCCATCATCAAGCCTACGTTCGATGTTGGAGTAGCGTTCAGCACACAGAGTTTCATGGGCCTCCATGCGAGTGATCGTGTCTTCTGCCATATTAGAATCCATAGTAGTAGGCTGCGGCAAAAGCTGCTAACAAGAGCAGGCCACCGCATATGTTTTTAACAATATCTTCGCGCTTAGATTGCAGTCTAAGTTTAGCTAGGCGTTGTTTCTCTAGCTTATCCTTATGATCCATAAGAGAACGGTGCTGTATAGCCAGCATGTCACGCCAGACCTCACGGGGAGTAATCTTCTTTAGCGCCTTTTCTTCTTCACGAATAGCATTCTTAGCCCAAGCCAACTCAAGTGCTTCTTTTTGAGTCAGTAAATGATCACCAGCTTTAGCAGCTTGCTCGATAGTTTCTACTGCCGCTTTAGATTCAGTCAGCGTAGAGAAGATACCAGCAATGTCAGACAGGTGACTACCAGATTCTTTAACAGTTTTAATACCTGCGTTAAGAGTCTTTAAGGCACCTACTACCATAGTGATCTCGGCAATCATTCAAATGATACCCATTCGCCAGCTTCTTCATCCCATGTATGCACTCCATCAGCGGGATAAGGAACAGGAGCTTCCCAAACACCAGTAGTCCTGTTTAATACCCAACTAGCGAAAAAGGGCTGACTATAAAAGAAGTCATCTGTTGAATCATAATTATGCCCAACACCCGCAAAATTCTTCCGCAGTGCTGTGCCACCATCAGGCTCTCCATCCTGCCCATAATGAATACCGCCGCGAGTGTTATAAGACGTTTGAATCCAATCCGCGCCCAGAGTATCAATAAAGTCTTGTTCTGCAACAATGACTTGAACGACAAGACCGTCTATTATTTTAGCAAAATGTGCCATGTGGCCTCCAATTTAAGATGACAAGGCAAAAGTGCCAGAAGAAGTAAAGTAGTGGTATGTGTAACCACCAGCCGTAGATACAGTTCCACCAGTAGCTGAACCACCTAAGTTACTGGTAACGTAGCGTATAATTACCGCTCCCGATCCTCCTGACCCACCGACAGGATTGCCACCACTGTTATCGTTTGTGCCACCACCACCGCCATGTCCACCAGCAGGGCCAGCCGTAGCAGAGGCAAGATTACTTCCGTCTTTATTTACCCCGCCTGATCCAAGACTTGAGGTAACACCTTCAGATGGGGTTGTACTAATGCTATTAGCTCCAGAAAAAGTACCTTGACAACCACCGCCTCCGTGACCGAATTTATTGTACGTTCCAAAGTTTAAGCTTTTCCAGTTTATCCCTTCACCTCCATTTCCACCACGTACCGCTGTAGCATTTGCTCCGTCACCAGAAGAACCACCACCACCACCACCAGCGGCTATGTAGTTGGCTCCACCCTGTCCGTCACCACCGTCACCACCAATAGACCCTGTTCCTCCAGTAAATGAAGCGCCAAAAAAGTCGCCTCCCGCGCCTCCACCAACGTAGCCATTAACGTTGTTATTTTGGTAAGCGCCTCCCATACCGCCTCGCCCGTATAGAGTTCCTATACCAGTGCCAGCAATACTTGAATCTCCACCAGTGCCGCCAGAGGCTGTGCTATTGCTGTTCGCCCCTCCCGCCCCAATAGTCACAGTGAAATTATTGTCATACTGAACTAACTTGCCATCAAAAGAAGAAACAGCACCACCCGCTCCTCCACCAGCGTAAGTTGTACCTCCCGCTCCACCAGCACCAGCGGCCATAATATCAAGTGACAATACGGCTGCAACCGTAATTGTGTAAGCCTGATTTGCAAACAAACCTTTATTGTCAGTTACTCTTACAATAACGGCTTCAGAACCTGCGCTAGAGGGTGTCCATTGAACTAAACCAGACCCACTAATAGTCATGCCAGTAGGATTAGTAGGTAAAGAATAGCTTAGTGACCCGCCTTCAGGATCAGTAGCTTGAACCTGATAAGAGTAGGCAACGCCATTGGCTGCATTGGTAACAGGACTGCTAGTAATAATAGGAGCCAAATTAACTGGGCCAGCCCCTACGGTTTTACCAAGGAATTTAAGACTTACGCCAACGCCAATCATTTACAGCACCAATGCGTGTATGCCAGTGGCAGTAGTGCCTGTAGATTTAACTCTTGATATTGAGCATACCAAGTAGAAATTATCTGGGACGGTCACAGTTCTTTGCGTTCCATCTTTGTTAAGGAAGGTCACTGCCCCTGCCACTGTAATGTAAAGGCCAATAGCAATGTTATTAGCGCCTACGTTGTCTGCATTGTTATTAGGAGTGACAGGAACCATGTCATATACACTACCGTTTAACTGACCGCTTACACCTTTGAATGGATTACCCATTTTGGAACCTCAAAATTAATTAGTTAAATTATTTAGCAACCCAGCCACTAGAACTTGTGCCAGATTCTTTAATGTACAAAGTAGTATTTGAACCACCATTGTTTCTATACCAAACAGAACCTATGCCAGCAATTAGTGCGCTTTCTGGTGTGCCTGCTCCAGAACCTTCGTAATGGACAGGGTAAGTAGTCTGATCAAGTTGTACTTGATTGTCAGTACGGAAGTTGTCTTTGACAAGACCAGTAGAGGGAATAGTCTCTGAAAGCGACTGAGCAATCCACCAACCTTTGTAGCTTGTGCCTACAACATTGGTAACAGTAATGCCCTGCGTCTGATAGAAAGACACAACACCGCGAGATGATGCGCTATCTCCTGAACCTTTAGTGTCATAAGTTTTGACGTTATCAATACAAACATTACGAGAGTTTGTAGAAAAAATAGCAGACTGATATGTCTCATAGAACATGGAGTTATGTACTGTAATGCCCCTTGAGTCTTCAATGCCAACACCATTACGCTTGGCAGTCCTTATAGTAGCATTATTGATTACTACATTACCCGCCTCATACATTTGAATACCATCTAACTCAGACGTGTCAGATATAATGTTGGTTAAGTGGATATCATGGGTTGCGTACTTCACAACAAGAGTGCCACCAGAACTACCAGCAGTAGCATCTTCTGAAATGTACTTAATAATATTACCGCTAACACTGTAGATAGGGAACGATCCGTTAAAGCCAGCAACACTAGCGCCAGACACATTGATCCAGCCATCAGCAGTAAACAATGTACCTGATATGGGCGTACCCATGTTTACCGTAACCATTCGCACAGTGACGTTAGATGTACCTGTTGGTGCTACGTTAATAACTGCATCAGCAGCGGTTGCAGATGCCCCAGTAAAGGAAATACTATTCTCTGCTCTAAAGCCATAACCGCAGTTGATTGCAATACAGTTAGTGAGGTTAGTGTTTCTTTGTGGAGCGTGAAGTCTAAAGCCCATGTTAGAACAATCTTTAGCAGTGCAGTTAGTAAGCTGTGCGCCTGTGTTATAAGCTAAAGCAAAGCCATTACCAAAGTTGTTGCCGTCTGCACGACAGTTAGACATAGCTAGTTCAGGAGCTAGACAATACCACCCGTTGTCATACGTCCAGTTAAATGCGTTACATGCATCAACAACAACCTGAAACCCGCCAATGTAGAAACAAGTAGCTGATGTGTTCACTGAACATCCGCGCATGTAGGTGTAAGCAGAAGAAACTAAGATTCCTCGTGGCGTACCAGAGTTACCATTGCTAGACCAAGATGTAGCGTTATAAACAGTACAATCAAAGATAGAATTTTGTAATTGAAAATTAAAACCAGCACGAGTGCCTGTAATAACGAACCCAGACCAACCGTCTTTAAAGTAACAATCTCTAATGCGTGAGCGAGAAGCGTACTGTAAGTAAACACCACCAATACCTTTGTTAGTAGAAGTAGCAGAACCATCAGCAACAGGTGTTACACGATTACCATGAAACGCAATGTTTTCAATATGCATCGAGTCATTACCAGCAGAGTCACTATCAGAATACGCTTGGTTAACAAGAATTGAAGTGGCTAATGTACCTAGTGTAGTGCCTACCGTTCCACCTTCCTTTAGAATAGTAGCTTCAGTACCATCACCATATAGCTTAGTGTTGCTTTTAATTCTAAGGGTAGTGTTAATGATGTAGGTTCCAGCAGGAATATACACCTGACCTTTAAGGTCTAGTGCAGCCTGGATAGCTGCGCTGTCATCAGTTACGCCATCACCTGTAGCGCCAAAGTCTTTAACATTATTAGGCGCTCCCGATATCATTCTGTTGTGTGCGAGTGTTAATGCCATGTTTATAACTCCGGTCTAGTTGTGGGGAACGAATCCGTAGACGGCCAGTTCCTTAGTAAAATTCTGTAACTTAAATAATCAGCATGTTGTGGGTGGTCGGTCAAAGGTATTATGTAATCACTAGCTAACAACTCAACATTACGCCATGAACGTGCAATTTCTGCCGCTGTAGGTTGGGAGGCTGTAGGCTCAACGTATAATTCATAGTGTTCGTAATGCTCTGCAACAAATTCAGCATCAGCTTCAATTACGTTAATAACATTCCCATCAGCATTGTCTAGAATATTGTATTTCATTTGTATTATCCTTATGGGATGTATTGGATGACGCAGATAGCAGCGCCACCTCTACCGCCAAAATATGAACTTTCTGGGCCGCTACCTTGACCTGGGCCACCGCCACCCCCAATTGAAGCGTCACCGCCTCTAGGAGAAGTGTTGCTCACAGCAGATCGTACCATAGCTCCACCAGACAAAGGGCCAGCGGCAGGAGGAGGCGTTCCCATTGAAGTCCCACTACTTGCCCAATCTTGGGCAGGAAGACCACCAGCTATCTGACCCATCTTGGAAGACCAAAAATCTCCAATAATGTCACACCGCGCACCCCAGCCACCGTACCATTGTCCGGTCATTGTTTGACCCGTACCTGTTAGACCAATAGCG